GTGCCTTTAATAGCCATTCGGTATTACTCCTTATTGCCGTATAGAATGTCGGCCGCGCTACGCTGACCGCCTTGATTTGGCACGACGAAGCTGTCTTCAGCCATCGACTTGCCGACTTTTGCACAGAAGCGAACAAGTGCTGGGTGATTGCCCAAACCGCTCGCATTCAGGTATTCACGCAACTCAGGGTTGCCAAACTGATCAAGTGCTCGCTGTGCCAGTCCAACACTGGCGTTGAACTTGTCGCCGCCGATCTCTTTGTCGGCTTTGACTTGCTCGCCCCAATCAGCGATCTGCTTGCTCCAGGCTTCGGCCTGTTGCTGCTGGATCTGTGGGTAGATGTCGACCAGCTTCTGCGCCTGCTCTTGGGTTAGGCCCAATTCTTTGGCGATCGGCTCGAACACGGCCAGGGCATTGGTATCCAGCTCTTGACCTTCCGGTGCAGCAAACTCGTATTTTTCAGGTGCTGCTGGCTTCTTGTCCTTCTCTGCCTTATCAGCCGCATCCTTTTCTGCCTTCTCTGCGGCGAGTTCTTCAGCGGTTTTCTCGGCGGCCGGCTTCTCTTCGCCAGCCGGATTATCACCATTTGCTGAATCGCCAGACGCTGCCCCCTCTGCTGGGGTGTCAACCGTAGCGGCCGGAGTTGTCCCGCCACCACCTTCACCGCCGTCGGCTGGCGCTTCACTGCACAGGCGGCGATAGATCAAACGTTCGAGCAAATTCATGTGCGCCTCTTAGCTTGTTGCGATAATGCCGGCATCACGGAGGGCTGCCAGCAATGCGTTATATTCGGCTTGGGTCGGCGCTGCTGCAGCATTAGCCACTGCGGCCCCCTGCTTCACGCCACCAACAACAGATGCTGTTGCGGCCACCGGTGCGAACGTTGTCGGTTTCCCGGTGATGTCGCCCCATGCCACAGACGAACCGCCACCGCTCAAAACCTCAACGACTTGCACGCCGCCGTCATTCCGGATCACTTTCTGGCGTTGTGTTGCCATAATTAGCCTCTCTGTCTTTCTCGGCCTCGGCGGCCATCTTTAGGTACAGTTCAGGGCAGAACTTCAACACGTCGTTGAATAGCGCCAGCCCTGAATTGCGGTTACCTTCATTGAAAATTGTGCTGTTAACTTCGCCGGTGAATGAGATGCGAAAAACACCAGCTTGATCGAGAAGCCCCCAAACGAAACGGCGGCCACTCTCTGTTGCCATCACCTGCTTCACGTCTTCCGCGTGGCGCTGCTGCAACTGTTCTCGAGTCATCATTGCTGCGCCCCTTGGCCTTGCTGCATGGCCTGTTGAATACTGGTCAGCAAATTAGGATCGCCGGTTCCTGCCTGGCTGAGCGTCTTCGCGATATCAGCTGCACCAGTGCCCATCTGCAGGCTCTGCGCGGCTTGTTGCTGCTGCGCACGCTGTTCACGTTCTGCCTGCACCTGTTCATCAGATTTGGTAATGGTGGTAGGCACGCCAAGCATGTCGCCGTACTCATCAATCGCTTGGTCAACATCAAGCTTGTCGGCGGCCTGCTGGAATCCAGCAGCAGCCATGTTGCCAATGAAGCCAACAAAGCGCTCGATGGAGCCAATACCCACCGCTTTCTGGGCCTGTGCCATCACGCTGGTGTATTCCACGCGTAACGGTTGGCCCTGCAATTCTTCAGGTGGAGGTGGCAACATGCCGCGGCGGTTCATAATGTTGAAGATTCGATCGATTGCGGGGTCTAGCAGCTCATCATTCAGTCGGTCGAGCACCGGCCCGATCTGCAGCATCTTCTCGTCGCGCATCTCGTTGACGGCTTCGATCGGCATGCTGCGCGTGTTGATGTTGCTGAACATGTTGAACAGCGGAACGAAGTAGCATTCGTTGGTGAGCTGGCGCCCGTCCTGAATGCTTTCCAGCAATTCGCTAATGCGCGGGTTAATTTCGTATACCGGCTTAAACCCCTGAGTATCCCCGGCACCGTTGTAATAGGTGACATCACCAGGCAGAAGAGATAAGCGCTCATTCTTCATTGAGCTTGGCGCCATCATCGGCGGGGTTTCCAGCTTGTTGATCGCCTGGGCTTTGCGCTTCTGCTGAAGTTGCAGCGCCTTAACGCCACCCAGTGCAAGAATGCCGGGGCACGATGAGCCGTAAGCGTCCTCGCCGTTGATATCCCAGCGCGGTACCAGTATCGGCATTTCATCAAAGCCGGATTCGCTCAGCAGTTTGTCGCCTGAACCACCCGGCTCGTAATAAACAGAGCTGTATCGCTTGTTCTTCGAATTCAGCTTGCCAGTGTCGCGGTTGGTGTTCGGCAATACTGCATGCACCACTTCAAACCACGTTTCATATGCGCCGGTATCCCACGCAGATTTAACGCTATCGCTGACGTTCTCCAGACCGAACTTGGCAACCAGTTGGCGGCACGTCATGGAGAACTTGCGGAAAACGGTATCAACCTGCAGGCGATCGCTGTTCGAGATGTAGTAGCTCCCGATCGGCAGCACATGCGTGCGGATCACGTCTTCGTCATCTTCCAGTATGGAAATAGCACCGGTGGCAAACGTGCCCAGGTAGCGATAGAGAACGGTCAGCGACTGGTACCAGTTCGATTTGTTCATCACGTCGTTCATCAGCTCAACGACCTGAGAGAGCCACATCTTGACCGGCCAGCTATCCATCAACTGTTTGTTCGGCGTGTTCAGTGAGAACCATGGCCGCGTCGGGCTGGTGATGCCGGACAACATGCCTGATTCGAGAGTGCGTGAAGCAAGTCCGCCGGTAGGGTCAACAACCTTGGTGTTGCGTTTGTTGCGTCCGGCATCTGTAGTCAGGAAGCGCCCGCAGTTAGGCAGGATGAAATCGCTGAGTTCTTTCCAGTGCGCGTCATACGTCGATCGGGCAGTAACCAGTTGCGACAACTGATTTTGAAGGAACTGCTTGCGGGTTTCCTGTTCAGCCATGATTAGCCACCCAACAGAGTTTTGCCGGTGGTGCTGGCCTGCCCGGGTGCGCCTTGCGCACCAGTGAGGATCGTTGACTGCTGACCGCCAGCGGCGCGGCGTCGAGCCTTTTCCTTGTCGGCAGCATCAACGACAGCAGCATCCTGCGCTTGTGGCGCAGCCTGTACCTGTGGGGCTGATGAAACCTTTGGCGAACTCATGCACATGCGCGTAACCCTCCCAAATAATTACCAATTAAACCATATGATGTTTATTTTGACTATTTTGTTGACGTAACAATCAAAACAAATTACCTTTATGGTAATCATTGAGAGCATAAGCCGAGCCAGCCACTTAAACTTTTACACAGTATAAAACTGGTATCTGTGCTCTCGATGGTTCAACGATGGAGGCATTTGATAAAGCACGTCGGCGCCGGCAGCCACCACTGCAAAAGAGTGCTTCCACCGTTGTGCCATGACCGTTAACACCCTAAAGCTGTGTGTACCACTTCGCCCGCCTTGCGCGGGCATTTTTTTAACGAGGAAATGCCGATGAGTATTCTCAACACCGAAAAAGACATTCGCACCCAGGAAGAGCGAGAAGCATCATTTTCGCGCTTTACCCATAAACTGGACACCCTACGCAAAGTTCTGTCCGAAAGAGGAGCCTCAGATAGCAAGGAAACTCTTGAAGCGATCGCCGAAAACATCAGCGCAGCATTCGACAAAATTAAACTGTGAGGTGTAGGACATGAACGAACAGGCTAACAAGGTGCTGGCTGAACTGTTGCAGAAAGCCAGTAACGGTATTGATGCAGCGGTGTCATTCAGCCAGGCGCAGATCCCTGATGTTATCCATCAATTGTTGGTGTGGAATTCCGTGAGCAGCGCTTTGGCTCAAATTGTAGGCATGCTAATTATTATTTTGCCTATCGTGTATTCCGTAAAGAAATGGGAGTTGATTTGTGACAACGATTGTCAGCATTTTATGCTATTCCACATCATCACAGGACCAATTGGTTTACTGGTAGTCGCAGAAAATTTCGACTGGCTGAAAATCTGGTTGGCCCCGAAGCTCTACCTAATCGAGTACGCCGCAAGCCTGATGAAATAACAACTGCCCGCGCCGCGGGCTTTTTTATGGCAACTGCCAAATAATATTTGGTAGTTCGATATTCTGCAAAATCATCACGCATAGGGGTCATATTCTGTTATCGCCCCACCGCGCTTCTCGCCTGGCAGTGCGTGCTGGCGTTTCATTACCGGGAATGCGAAAGTCAGCAAAAAAGCGTCCCCACAGCCAGGAGAGCGGCCTAACCGTTTTTTAATGTCTTCTTTCGGTTCCATTTCTATTTTTCCGTCCACCCTAACTTTGTACTCAGCCGATGATAAATCCTCTGCTGTCTCGCGCTCGTCCAGAGCACCGCCTAACTTTAGCCATGTCTTGCAGTTATTGAACATCTCTCCTCGCTTACGAGCCATCTGCGGATCACTCGATGCACTGCCGAATGGCACCAGTGTCCATGATCGCCCCCACCCTGACCCGATAGAGTGAAGTCCTGTACCATACCCGAAATCTATATGGACAGCATCAGCCTGGTGTTCATCCTCGTAATCAGCGATACGCTTCGCCATGATCAGGTCATCAGTTGTCTTGCTGCCACGCCAAAGCAATTTGGCATGCAGCCCTTTACGCATGTAGATCACCGCGTCATCCGCGCCGGAGTATGCCGGGTCAACGCCGATAATGGTCGGGGCGTGTGCAACGTCGCGCTCGGTAACTACCCGCGCTAGTGCTGCATCGGTCAGTCCAGTGGGGATAAACTGGGTTTCGGACGCGTCAGGGAAAACACCACGCACACGCACTTTGAAGAAGTCGCTATCCTCGCCATTATCCTGCTCCCACTTGGCGATTTGTTCTTTGTTGGTGCCTTCCACTTTACGGCTATCTATCTGCTTACCCTTCCAGCGGTGCCGGTACTTGCGGAAACACTCGCGGAACCGGCCCATGTTGCGCGTCGGGTTCCCGAACGCCACCCAGATAATCTCTGTCCCTTCATCGGTCAGCGCGCCCTCGGCAACTTCCCACACCAGATCGGCAATGTTGGATGCCTCATCAAAAATCAGGATGATGCGCTTACCTTTGTTGTGCAGCCCGGCGAATGCCTCGGTGTTGTTCTCCGACCACGGAACGGCGTCGGCGCGCCACGATTTGGCATGCGCTGGGTCATTGGCATAGATAGCGGTGGCCGTGCAGTTAAACCAGTCTTTGGTGATGGATAAGCGCTGCCACTTGGCGATCTCCGGCCAGGTCTTGGTGCGCAGCTGGTTCTCGGTGTTTGCGGTCACCACAACCTTGCAGTCTTCGCAGGTATCCATGCCCCACTTAACCAGCATAGAGATCCAGGCAGATTTACCGATACCGTGGCCTGATGCGCGGGATATTAGCAACGGCTGGTGCCGAGTCTCCGGGTTTTGAAGGTGGGCGCCGATCTCATCGAATGCTTCACCTTGCCACTGTCGCGGACCGGGTGAGTCGTGCAGCTCGGTGCCTTCTTCGCCCCATGGGAATGCATAGAGCGCGTATCCGTGCGGGTCATGCGTGAAGCTGGCGATATCCTCAACCAGTTGCTGCTCCAGAATCTCTTCGTCATCACTCACTTGGTGTTTTTCTCCAGTGCGCGCCGGCGGGCATTAGCCATGCGGTCAGCCAGGGCCACGTTAACGTTGACGTCCATCCGTTCTTTGAATGCCTGAACATCGACGTGCTTACCGATCAGCTCGAGGTTCTTCACCTTATCCGGCCACTTGATCTTCTTCAGAATGTTCTCAAGCGTGGTTTCATCGAAGTTGGTGATGGTTGTTGAAATGTCCAGACCGCTTAACGTTGTGCGCCAAACCTTAGGCCATTCGCTGATCGGCTTCAGTCCACCGTCATCCTTCAGAATGTCCAATACATCCATCTGGTCGATTTCAACAAGGCGTTTGAGCACGTAGTCGGCGTCGATCTTGGTACGTTTGTTCCGGTGCTGCATCAGCTCGGCAATGCGTTCCTGCACCTTTGGGCTATCCATGTTGCGCGATGCGGACACGGCCGCATTCTTATAGCCAGCAGCGGCGGCGGCCGCCGTCTGGTTATCCGGGTTCTTGATATACTCTTGGCAGAAACGTTCCATCTGCGCGTTAAGTTTACCGTCTTTAGCCATAATAATTACCTCCTTGGTAACATCATAACACGCAGTGAAAAACCGCCAAGCGGCTGACGTTGTGCTGTGTGACTTGTCGTGACTCGTCACGCTTAAACATGTGACACGTCACAAGGTCTTTAACATCAGGTCCCGCCATATCTGCGTTTGGCCGCAGGCTGCTTCACCATTGCGGAAACAACCACCGGATGGCCCCGGCATCGATTCGCCGCACTGGCATTTATGGCTGGCCAGTTCTGCAAGCTGGCGCTTTAGTTGATTGATGTCCTGCACCGCCAGCAGCTCGAAATATTCATCAACGCTGTACGGCTCCTTTCCTGGGCGCCGCGCTACGCAATTGGCCTGGATCTGCTCGAAGATGTGATCGCTAACCTCGAACGTAATCCGGTGCCGACCGCTTGCAACGACGCTGCTCGCCGCTTCTCTTTCGCGCTGGCGCTGTGCGCGCTTCCGGTCTCTGGCGTCGGCCCGGCGCTGGTCTTCACTTTTCATTTCCGCCCTCCGGTGCTGCTGCCAGCATTGCGGCGCGGCAGGCTTCCACAGCTTCGCATAGCTTTGTTCGATGATACTTAGCGGCGGTGCCACTGTTCCAATCCGTACCCATTGCCATACCATCGGCGTGTTTCAGCAATTCAAGGAAGCACTCCAGCACAGCTGGCGCTGGCGGGGCGGTGTACAGAATTCGGCGACAGTATGGGTCGTATTGCTCATAGAATCCTTTATCCATATCCTGCCACTCACCGATTTGCTTGCCATCAACATCCGTTGTGAAGAAGCGGCATTGATACACCGGCTGCGCCTCCCGGTTAGCCAGACACTCGCGTGCCAGGCTGCGAGTCAGTTCGTTGGTGTTGTCGCTGGAAGCCAGATGTTTCAGCTCATCGGTGGTCGTTAGTGTCTGTGTCATGGCTTCACCTCCACGCATTTAATGTTATTGATTCGCGGAATGTTCTCGCTCCACGTGCTTTTCTCGCTGGCGATGTCGATTGACTTAATCGCAGCTTGGCACTGTTCCATGCTTTGCATCGGCTGCACCTGCATGCTCATGCTTTGGCTGCTGGCAACGATAATCAGGAATATGTATGTCATCTACTCATCCCCCTCTACGGTGAAGCCAGCGGCGCGGACAGCCTTGGCACTTTGGTTTATTCCGTCATTAAGCCCTTCGGTGTATTCGGTGTCGTTCTCGCCATCGCCGCATAACTCAGGCAACCGCACCGGCGTAGCCAGCCTGTCTTCCAGCGTTTTCAGCCTGTGCGCCATTGCATCCCATAACTCATCGTCGCATTTAGCCGCAGCGACATCACGCTCCAGTTCGGCGATGCGCTTAATTTTCCCATTAAGATCTTCAAGTACGCTGTATCCGTACCCTCCTTGCTCGAACTCCAAGTTAGCTATGCGCGCAAGCAGGGCGGATACGTACTCTTGCGAGTAGTGTGGCTGCACGTCTCGGCCGTGAAAGTCACGCCAATTGCTAGCCACATACGCGTTTTCGGTTACATCGATGGGAGCGTTTATATCTGGTCTATGCGCCCACGCCACCGGCTTGCTCAGTTCGCTCAGCTTATCCATTAGGCACGCCCCGGGAGAGTGTCATCGATAGGGCGGAGCCAGTAGCAAACAGGGCCGTCCTCGGTATCGTGGATTGAAGCAATAAACCAGCCTTCACCTTCTGGTGGTGTCGGTGTCCACGGGCTTATGTCGCCGTCACCCCGCTCATAGGCAGCTCGTTGTTCGTCCGTGGCATCACCATCCATCCACTGAAGCAAGCCGGTAACACGATTGGCGTCCAGCCACGCATCAAACTCTCCGGGTGCTGGGTATTCCATGTCGTTTGCTGGCACAAAGAAATCCGGATGAGTCCAGTAGCCGTATTGATCGCGCTGTGGTTCTAATGCTGTGATTAATTTGCTCATAATGCTTTCTCCTGGGCTTCAGCCCGCATCACCGCATTCTCCACAGCCAGCGCATCGGCTCGTTTCTGCTGCGCATCGCGATCAGCCTTCAGGGCTTCGTAACTCATTGGCACTGGCTTATCAGTTTTTATATCTTGATTTACAAGGTTATTTTTCATTATCAAACCCTTATCTGTGTGTACGTTGTTTCAGTTCTTCCAGCTCTTTGCAGTCGATGCAAAGTCGGACACCTGGCACGGTTCTGCGCCGTGCTTCTGGAATTGGTTCGCCGCACTCGTCGCATTCATGCGCCGCCGGCAGTACTGTTCTTTTGGTCGCTACATCGAGTTGCGCCTTCAGGTACATCTCGGCGCGTTCGTTGGCCTGGTCGATGTTGTCCATGGTTATGCCCCAATACCGTGGCGGGCTATCAGCAGCGCATCTGCTACGGCCTGGCCTTTTGCTTTCTGGTCGAGGATCCGCAGTGACGGGTAAAGCTGAATTGCCCGGCTGCGTGCCGCGTCTTTGTCGCTACCGATCAGGCCTGCTGTTTTCTTCCAGGCTTGCGGTGTTACCAGGGTGTAAGGAATGAATGACCCCTGAAGGATGCCTTCAACAACACCGGCGGCGTGGCCGAAATTAAACGTGCTTGCAGTGCCCTGCCCTGGCATGGAATGAACCTGCTCCAGAAACGCGTGCTTGATGCCGGATGATTTCCACGTTAGCAGCCATGCAATGACTGATGCCCCGTTAACACGGTTGCTATTGCCGACCTTCAGCGTTGGTGTGTTGACATGCCCGAGGTATTCACCCGCCTCACTGAGGGCTACGATCGCGCCGGAGCACCCTGGGTCTATGCCGATGATTACTTTTCTCACTGCTTACTCCTTAAATCACCATTTAGGTAATCATTACCAATTTGGTAATTATATGCAACTAAAAAATAGCGATTGTTCTCACAATTCGCACATGCGCTAAAACTCTCTGTACGGGCCGTGGTTAAGATTTACAGCCTAAGCCATCTCGTTATGTGCCTGAATGCCACTTAACGGACTCTACCCACCATTGCCGCAGGAATTTAAGTATTTCAATTCGTATTTGGTTTACCGCTACGCAACCGCTTGAGCATTTCCATTGCTGCCGAGTGGCCCGCTCCTGGTGCACCACGTTTCTTAGACGATGCATTTTCTGACAGAAGTGGGACCGGCTCAGGGATCGATTCTCCGGCCTGGACTTTGGCACCCCATGCGTTCAGTTTTTTCTTTGCCAGCTTCTCTAGCTCTCCGCTGGTTAGATTTTTCTGGATCATCTCAGCCCGCAGATCGCAGCATATCCAGTAGAAAACAGGATGCTTCCATGGGTATGTTTCTGCACAGCTATACCGGCTACGGTTCTTGCAGTAGGCATTGAACTCTTGCATGACATCTTCCACATCGATACCAAGTCCATGCTTTGAACTGCTGCTGACGTAGGTCAGGAAATCGGATAAGTCGGGGGCGAAACGGTTCCCCTCAACCAGACATTGCCGCATGCACTCGCCGATCCCTGCCTTGATCTGGGCGTCAGACAGTTTTCCAATCGCGTTGATCCAAAGTGATGGCGGGGTCAGCCCATTGCGCCTGGTCCACTTGTCCGAATATAGCTCCACCATGCGATCCCAAATCCTGATTGTTCTGTCCAGGGCTTGTGAGTCCGTGCTGCTCTCGCATCCTGGCTGTTGCTGCGTGAACTGCTTCGACTGCGTTGCCTTTGAAATTATCTCCCGCGCCATATCGCCCGCCTGTCTCATTGTTGCCTCCGGTCTTAAGTTCAAATAACCCATGCCAGCTATTGGCCATGCTTTGCTTGATGATTTCTGCTTGTGCCTGCAGATCTCCGCCTGACAACTTCAACAGGTTGGTGATTGCAGCTCCTTCGCTACGTGGCGTTGGTGCATACGCCTTGATCTTCAAATCCCGCCTGTACTGCTTCCACTCCTCCCATGCGTGAACGTTCAATTCTTGCGGATATGGATACTGCTTTTTTCCCCGCGGGGGGTTTGGGGGGTTATCTCTTTCTTGTTCTTTCTCCTGTTCCTGCTCTTGGCTTCCGAGGCCCCTTGAAGCCCCTTTGAAGCCCCTTACATTTTCAGGCGATGGATCGCGCTTCTCTTTTAAGTTGAATGAACCTTGATATTTATCGAAAAACATTGATAGAAAACGATTTTTTGGTTGTGAGTCGTACTCCCTCTGGATGCCAATACACCTGTTATCGTTGGCTTTGAGTGACACTGCGATCTGATACTTCGCCATTTCTTTTACCCAGACCACTTCCGCTACCTCATCGTAGAGGCAAAACCCTGCATCAACCGCCCTTTGAAGCCCCTTCGAAGCCCCTTCAACGCCTAACCCTGTTTCATGTGCTATGTATATGATTGGCAAGTAATACATCCCAATCATGTTTGCGTGCGGATTCGTTAGCAGATACATAGAAACGATCAGCGCCTCCGGGCCTTTTGATTTAAGCTCTCTACCGGTGTTTCCTATCCAGAATTGAGGGGAAACTTTGCCGTAATCACGCATGCGCTTCCTCATTCTGGTTTCTGGCCAGAGCAATCATCTCCCTGATGCGGCTTCTCTGGGCCTTCGTATGATTAGCGTTGCACTCCACGCACGCCCCGTTCACCGTATATCGCTCGCACACATGCCCATTGCGGCAGGCGGCGCCGGTGTAATATTTGGTGAGGCCTGACTTTGCGGCCTCCGTTCTGGTAATGATTTTCACGTCCTCCACCTCTTTGCGTGTATGAATGTGATAGAGATTAGCGGTAACGCAAAAATAGATCAACCATAAATGAATTTTTGTTACCAAACCTGCGAAGCCAATAAAAAAGGGCCGCATAAGCGACCCTGGTTTCGGTGACGGTGGATCAGTAGAAGAACGAGACCAACTGCGGTTTCGTCAGTTCAGGCTTGCGTTTCTTGCATGCCTTAAACAACTGATCCATTAACTTTTTCTTTGGCATCCGCGTGCGGCGCTGCGTATGCGTCATGATGTAGTGTGCGGTTGTGCCGGCCTCTTCTGCAAATACATCTCGCTCGTCTTTGCTCATCGCCAGCCAGAACTGTTTGAAGTTGAATGGCTCCATTGTGCTGCCTCATATCCGGGATTTATCGTGCAGATAATTACCTAAATGGTGCAATTAGGCAAATTTATTACCTTTTAGGTTCGTTTACCATTAAGGTAATTTTGTTTTAAATACAGGCAGCAAACAATTCAACGGACTGTGTAACACACTATGAAAAGCATTAACGACATCCGACGCGAGAACCTCCGCGACATCATTAACCGTGATTTTGACGGTCGCCAAGTTCGCCTGGCCGAACGGCTGGATATTAATGCCAACGTGATCAGCCGTTGGCTTAAGCCGCCGACAGACAAGAACCACAAAGGCATCGGTGACAGCGTGGCCCGCAAGATAGAGGTCGCCGCCAATAAACCTAAATTCTGGCTTGACCGCGACCACATGATGGCCCTGGCCGCCGGCGCCGAACCAGCCCAAGAAGAAACGGAAATTGGCGACATCGTAGCCACCAATCTTGAGTTGTGGATGAGCAACAACCGCGAGCTTTCCAGCCAGGCAAAGGTTGGCACTGCGGCCGGAGTCGGCCAGTCAACTGTTAACCGCGTGCTGAGCCGTGAAGGCAATATCACCATCAATAGCCTGGAAGCGATCGCCGGTGCGTTCGGCCGCCGTGGCTATGAGCTGCTCCTCAAACCGAAAGACCCGACCCTGATTAATTATGATCGATCACAGTTTGCGCAGTTGTCCGCTGAGGATAAGGCCAAGATAGAATCGTTCATTGAATTCGTGATGCAGCAGGCCCGGCTATGACAGAGAAGAAATCCTACAACCTGGCTAACCTCGATAAAGAGGATATGGACAAGGTAAACGTTGATCTTGCCGCGTCAGGTGTTGCTTACAAAGAGCGCATGAACCAGCCGGTTATCGCCGAACAGGTGGAGCGTGAGCAGCCCGAGCACCTGCGCGATTATTTCCGCGAACGAGTGGCGCATTACCGTGAAGTAAGCAAAAGATTACCAACCGGCTCCGCACCGGTTTACATCCAAATGGCCGAGGCCAACGGCAAGAAGTAACTCGCATCCCCTATCCTTCCAATAAGTTACCGCTATGCGGCGGTTAACCATGCCAATAATAATTACCTTTTTGGTAACTTTTTCTATTACTGACTATTGACTGGCGTTCTTTTATGGGTAATTATTACCTCAAGACGTTACCAATCTGGTAATGATGCTCTTTAACAATCAGGCAGGAATTGAGGCACCGCGATGATGCGGTGATCACCCAAACATTAACGATTTCCCCGCGTGCCGGGGACACAGCAGAGGGTTACACGATGAGCAAAGAAACTAAAGAAACAGGTGGGCAAGCCTTCCCGCGTCAGCAGTGGGAATACGACGGACAAAACAATGTCCTGTAGTATCAAGAAGACGGCATGTCATTGCGTGATTATTTCGCAGCAAAAGTTATGGCTGGCGCTCAATCAAACCCTGAGTGGAATCACTGGAGTACGGAACAGCATGCTGAGTATGCATATGAAGCAGCAGACGCCATGCTGAAGGCTCGCAAGAGCTAATACCCACCGCGCCCTACGGGGAGAAGGTTTTCGCACGCCACTAATAGTTACCAAATTGGTAAGCAACAGAGGTTAAAGATGATTTCTCAAACCATCAACGGGATTTACTGCGTGACCGTCTGCGGCTGTGTCAGTTGGCGGTTTGCAGATTTCCAAGAAGCCCTGCATTGGGCATTTACAACAAGTGTCGCGCTGGACGCGGCCAATCAATTAGAGGTTGCACACAGATGAGCGAAGAAAAACAGCTACCAGCTATCAGCATTACCCCGGAAATGGCCCCAGCAATTTTCATTACCGGCGGCCTTGACCAATTTTTATCTCAAATTCAGGAAGCGGTTAACGAGGTTCCTGACTTGAGCACAAAGAAGGGCCGCGACCGTGTTGCCTCTCTGGCTGCAGCGGTATCAAGAAGCAAAACAGCAGTAGAAAAGCCGGGTCGCGATTACCTCCGGCAACTGAAAGAAGCAGTGAAACCCGCAGAGCAGGAAATTAAACGCTTTGTTGATGCATGCGATCAGCTTCGTGACGCCGTCCGCCTTCCTCTTACCGAGTTTGAAAACGCAGAAAAGCAACGCGTTGCCGATCTGCAGCAGAGACTGGCAGCACTTCGTGAAAGTGCCAACGTAGTCGATGAACTTGGCAATGTCCCTCCGTCCGCTGACATAGCGTCCCGACTGGAATCGGTTAAGGCAACAGCGATCGATGATTCATGGCAGGAAGTAACAGCAGAGGCAGGAGTAGCAAAGGATGCGGCTATCACCAAGTTAGAAGTTGCTCTGAAAGCTGCCCAGCAAAGAGAAGCCGAAGCGGCAGAACTTGAACGCCTGCGCGCTGAGATGGAAGCTGCTGCGCAGCGTGAACGGGAAGCGCAGATCGCCAAAGACGCTGAGGATCGTGCGCGCCGGGAAGCCGAAGAAAATAACCGCGCAGAACTCGAAGCGGCGGCAAAGCGAGAAGCCGACGCAAAGGCAGCGGCAGAGCGCGCCGAACGTGAACGGCTTGAGACTGCGGAACGTGCAGAGCGGGAAAAGCTGGAAGCCGTTGAAGCGGAACGACTCCAGGCGCGGCAGGCTGAACAGGCTCGATTGGAAGAAGAAAAACGCATCGCCGACGAAGCAGCAGAGAAAGCTGCCAACGTTGAACACCGCCGAGCAGTTAACCGCAGCGTAGTAGCCGGTCTGATTGCCGCAGGCGTTCCAGAAGACTGCGCAAAAAAATGCGTTGAAGCCGTTGCCCGCATGCAGGTTCCTCACATGACCATCAATTACTGAGGTGTTTATGAACGCTCAACAGGCTGTCGATATTGAAATAATCGTTGCCAGCTTCACCGAACAGGACAACGAAGCAGTTTATGCAGAGGTTGAAGCGGTGGATAAGAAAGTACCGATCCACGGCTTCACCGCATTTCTCAAGCAATACCTGCCGGCCGACACCGACGCGGAAGTTTTGGAACTCGGCGCCGACTCAGCCGAGTACCAAGAGTTGGCCAGCACCGCGATCTGGGACTGCCTAACGGAGTTGGTTAAACGTCAGCGCGCCGCGGAGATTTACCGCCGTAGCCACCAGTTCGATGAGGTAGCGTGATGGATGACTGCATTATTTTTAAAGGTCATAAAAATGAAGCTGGGTATGGCCGAATAAAACTAAATGGAAGAAAGGTATATGCCCACAGGCTGAAATATTGTGAAAGCAAAGGAATTTCACTGAGCGATATATCTGGGGAAATAGTGAGGCACAAATGTGACAACCCGTCTTGTATAAACCCTGCCCACTTAATCTTAGGAAGTCAGAAGCAAAACATGGAAGACATGGTTTCCAGAGGTCGGTCACTGTGTGGGGATAGACACAAGCAAGCAAAATTAAGCAAATCTCAGGTGGAATTTATAAGGAAAAAATATATTCCGTTTGATAGAAAACTTGGCGCAAAGCCACTTGCAAAATTAATGGGCGTGTCAAAAGGGACAGTGAGCAGAATATTAAGGGGTGTGTTATGGAGAAGTTAATTACTACTGGAATATACCACGATATTAGCAATCAGGAATATCACGCTGGGCCTGGAGTAAGCAAATCTCAGTTGGATGATATCGGCATTAATCCGGCCATTTACCAGTGGAGGAAGGACGCCCCGGTAGATGAACAGAAGTTATCTGCATTAAACATGGGTACCGCCCTGCACTGCAAGTTGCTGGAGCCGGAGGAGTTCAGCAAGCGGTTCATCGTGGCGCCGGAGTTTAACCGGCGCACCACGGCAGGTAAGGAAGCCGAAGCGGCGTTCCTGAAGGATTGCGAGCATACCGGTAAAACGGTCATGGACGCAGAGCAAGGCCGAAAACTTAACCTGATGCGCGATAGCGCGATGGCCCACCCTGCGGCGCGCTGGTTGTTGGAAGCTGAAGGCCATTGCGAATCATCATTTTACTGGACTGACCCGGAAACCGGCGAGTTATGCCGGTGCCGGCCAGACCGGTACCTGAGTAATCACCCGGTGATTGTGGACGTGAAGAAGGTTGCAGACATGGACCGTTTCGCGCGCCACATCGAGGAATTCCGCTATCACGTTCAGGATGCCATGTACCGCGATGGATTCCAGCAGGTCACCGGCGAAACACCCGGATTTTTCTTCCTGGCTGTCAGCGAGACGATCGACTGCGGCCGCTACCCGGTACGCGTTTTTGAACTCGACGCAGCAGATGTAGACGAGGGTCACCGACTCTACCGCCGGGATCTGAATACCTATCACCAATGCCGCGCCAGCAATGACTGGGGCGGCGTCGAAAAAATCCAGCGCCCTGCATGGGCCAGAAAACAGGATCAATACGCATGAGCAATGACATCATCACCGTGGGAAACCACGACGTAACCGACACGGCCACGGCAATTTTTAGCCCATCAGGGCTACGCCAGTTGCAACAATTCGCTGAAGTAATGGCTCAGAGTGTGCAGACGCTGCCAAAACACCTTGCAGGAAAACCAGCGGATTGCATGGCTGTGGCAATGCAGGCGGCACAATGGGGAATGAACCCGTTTGCAGTGGCCCAAAAAACCCACTTGGTAAATGGCACTCTGGGCTACGAGGCTCAGTTAGTTAACGCAGTGGTAACCAGTTCTCGCGCCGTACAAGGTCGGTTCAAGTACGAATATGGCGGCGACTGGGATGCGTACATGCTGCACCCTGATAAACAGCATGAAGCCGGTTTATTCATTCGTGTAGGCGCAGTGATCCGCGGTGAAACAGAAATCACTTGGGGTGAGCCGGTCTATCTGGCACCGATCACCACGCGCAATTCACCTCTTTGGAAAACCACACCCAAACAGCAGATCGCCTACCTGGCCGTTAAATACTGGGCGCGTCTGTACTGCCCTGAAGTGATTCTCGGCGTTTACTCACCGGATGAATTCGACGAACCATTACCCCGCGTTGAGCGCGACGTTACCCCTCCAGCCACCAGCGCCGCCGGACTGAATAGCCTGATCAACCAGAAGCCAGCAGAAAAGGAA